CGGTGCGGCCAGAGCCAAGTTGATGGTGGTGCCAGCCCATGAATGTCGGACCCTGCGACGAAAACAGGCTGTCGCGTTTATAGGTTATCCCGGCAAGTGACCCGTCCGCAATCCGCACCCAGGTAATCGGAACCCGTTCGCGCTGAAAAGCAACTTCAGCAATCCCATTGTGAGTTATATGAGCAGCGTTCCTCGACAGGTTTGGTGCAGTAAAACGTCCCGAGAAAACATCGGGGAAATACTCGAACAGCTTGCGCCCCCATCGTTGAACGAAGACTGTAGTCAGTCCTGTCTCCCGCGGCTCTATGTTGGCGCAGCCGTACTTCGTCTGCCGATGCGCCTGTATACTTGTCGGCGTCAATGGGTCATTAAGCGTCGATGCCTGGATGAGCCATTCACTCCCCTGCGTCCCACAGACGATTCCCTGCGAAGTTGGTTGCATCCAAAAGATCGGGTTCGCATCATTCGCGTTGAATGTATAGCTGATCGCACTGCTATCAGACACAGTACCGTCTGTCCCGGTCGGGGCAAAATTGAATATGCTCTTTGATCCAACAGACGCTGCCACAGTGCAACTACCGTCGATCCGGTTCGGGACACTGCCGCTAAGCCAAAGCCGTCCCTCATAATAGGTTCCGCATTTCGGCCAACCGGTCGTGCTGCTATACATACCCATCCGCCACACATTTATCGGTGTCGTATATAACAAATCAGGGCCGATGATCTGCACTGTGATTGTGACGCCATTACCATAGGAAGCTATTTTCCCCCAAGTCCACACGGCGGCGGAAGTATTGATACCCCAATTTGTCACGTCCAGGTCAGGCTGGGAGCCGACATTGGCGACGAGCGCCGTATAATAGCCGCCATCGAATGAAACGCTCATCCCAATCGAATAGGATGTTGCGATGTTCCAGGCGGCGGGCTCAGACAGAAAGCGAATATGGCGCCCAACGTCCGTCGCTTGAAATTGAAGAATGGTATCGTTCTCGATTACAGACCAGTAGACAGAAAGCGATCCCGGCGCATTGCCTACGTTTCCGCCCTGTGTCGATACATAGTTGCCGCCAAGATAGAATGCAGCATCACCGGCCGCATAGGTCTTGCTCACGTTCCATGCCGGTATCTGCGTGCTGATAACTATTGTCCCTGTCTTCGCGCTGGGAGTAGCTGTGAGGTATGGCACCGGATCGAGATATGGACCATCGACGAAATCTGCCGTCACCAGATTGAACGTGGCGAATGCAGAAGCGGTTGGCGGTTTTTGCGACAGAAGCCGCGGCGCATAGGAGCCGCTCAAAAGAACGGCGCCAGCATCGGCCTGAACGGACCGCAGCCCAGGCCAGTCTGCGTCCGTATAAGGAACGACCATATCAAGAACACGAGCGGCGGATGCGCGGCTACCCCCTGGCCCGCTTCCCCACGCAAGGGTACTTCCATCAACTGGAATGGTGAAAGTAGTCGGAGACAGAACCGTAATCGAGAATACTCGATTGCGCAATGTCGGAGAAAAAGCAGCCGCCGTCGCGCTATCGAACTTTAAGAATATCTGATCCGCGGTTGACCACCCATGTGGATTATTGGTTGTCACCAAAGCCGGATTGCTCGTTGAAACGCTGGCAACTATTTTGTCGTCGTTCGTCGTAACAAGAGACAAGGGGCCGCCAAGAACACCGCCGAAGAAGCGAAGATGCTGGTTCGTGAACTCCATCTGATAAGGCGCAGCCGTCTCGAAATCGAACGCAATCAATCGGCCGGGGAGGCCGTTGCGCGTGGTCGCAAGGAAGCGTTCACCGGAGCGGCGCGAGCAGGCGCCTTCCTCCAACGGGAAAGAGTTGAGGCACACGTTCATGGCTGTGTGATAGTCCGGCTTATCGTAGCGCCCCTGCGCAAAGGAAGACCATTCGCCGCCAAGGAACGAACTTTGGACAAAGAATGCGTTTGCCATAGTTATCGCCTGATCGTTATATAGTCGTCTTCAGGCGGATCAATGGCGCCGATCTCAATGCTGTTGACAGTACGAGCCTCCCCCATGAAGCGATCATATGCCTGTCCGATCTCTTTGACTTTTGTATCAGACTGCGTGACGCGCTGGCAACATTCCAACCCTATCCTGGCGCCAAGTCCCTCGCAGAACATAGTGTCCATTTTTTCGACGCCGTGGATATTGGCAACAAAGCGATAGTTGATCGGATTGAAATTCGATGTCGTGATGAAACGGCTCTCAAATTCCCAATCGTCATAGGGATAAAAACTTGGTCCACCGAAAATAGTGTTCACAGCAGATTTCGGATTTTGCGGCGCCACGCGAAGGTGACCAGCCGGAAGATGATAGACGTTCCGCGAACTACGATCTTCCACTGGGCCGCAGCCAATTGGATAGGCCAAAGTGAGTTTCTTCAACGCCACTCCCAGCTTCGACCAGTTCAGCGAACCGAAGTTGGTGTTTGTTACTGTCGTCGTCCACGGTGCATAGGCGCCAGTGTTCGTCCACGTTGCGGGCGAAGCCGGCGGATTATTACCGACATTGCCGCCGGCAATCGACGAATAGATGACACCATCGCTGCCGACGACTTGGGCGCCCGCAGCATAAGTTGTACCGACAGCCCAGGCCGCCGGATTGGAAAGACCCGATGGCGTCCAGTATGTTGGATTTGAAGTCGGACTGTGCCCCACGTTTCCCGAACTCACGGAGGTGTAGACAACAGCGTTGCTTCCGGTAACTTGCGTACCGGCGGCATAGGTCGTACCGACTGCCCAAATTGCGGGAGCAAGGCCAGGATGGTTTCCGCCGTTCAGGTCTATGAGGCTCTGGTACAGAGTGCCGCTGTAAGAGACGACCTGATCCTTGAAATAGAAAAACGGATCACCGTTGCTGTCCAAAGAAACCCACGACTGAGCGACGGATGGCACGTCACTGTTGCTATTCACAAGCGACAAATAGACCGATGGGATGCCATTCGTTCCGACGACAAACGTGATGTCACCGGCGCTGTACGAAATCCCCGACACGATGGGATCGCACGACATAGCCCCGAAGTAGCCGTCCCACGAAGGCGACGCCCCAGGCTGATTGTTGAAGTTGTTGGCGTCCGTTGAAAACCAGATGTCACCTTCCACAGTTTTCACAATGGCGCCGGGGAAATAAGTAGTCGAGCTACTCCACAGAGGAGGGTCGAGTATCATGGTATTCATGCCAATCGGGCGAAGAACGGCACGCCGCGTCGAGAACACCCACAAATTGCGTTCAAGCTCCGCGACACGCAGGTTGTCATAGCATGTCGAAATTTCCAGCGCCTGAACGCTGTCTTCATTGAAACCCAGCGTCCGATCAAGCGTTCTCACGCCCATATGCTGACAGGCACGATTAGCTATGTCGGTAGGCGTTCTGAAAGGCATAAGCGGCTCCTGTACGGTGCCAGCTTACTCTGACATCGGAATGCGAGTCAACGCGACGTAATTCGCGGTACTAGTCCCAACGACGATATGATATGCGCCGGGCGGGATAGTCACCTTCGCAAACAATCCAGAACTGGCGATAGTCAATATTGGTGTACCCGGTGCGCTGTCTGGCTGCATATAGACCGCTTCAAAAGTAGAGCCGTCAGGCCCAAGCTGTTTGAAAGTCAGCGCAGGCGTTCCAGTGCAATGAATACCAATCTGATAAGTGCCGCCGTCGAGTACTATTGGGCCCGTTGGAAATGGAGCAACACCAGGGTGGGCGCAGTTGCTCAGATCGTAAGTACCAGCCGCAAGGTTGGACCACCGAAAGCTTTCACCAGCACGCATGACTGCTCCTTACACGAGGCTCAAAGTGTCGAAACGGCCGTCTTCGATATACCGCTTCGCTCCGTCCAGAAGACGAAGGATTTCGAGCTTCGACTTCAGATTGGTGTTCGAGATACGGACTTCGACGGCGCCCGCATTCGGTGCCAAGGCGCCGACAACGGCTTTATCCGGACCCGTGTCCACCTGTCCGGCCGTAAAGCTGATCGACAAATTCGCCATTGTAAGTCTCCTGTTGGCGTCTTAGCGGGCGGCCCCCGCTTGCCGAGGGGAGGGGGCCAACCGGGCCGGCAGGGGCCGCCCGCTGAGAACCTGTTTACTTCGTGAATTTGATGTCCACACCGAGAGCAACTGAAACGGCGCCGGTCGCGGCCGTGTGAACCGCAGCAACGATGTCGATATTGCCGCCGGGATTGGACGACAAACCGAGAGCTTCCCACAAACGCTTGTTGCGATTGACCGCCGACCAAGTCGGAGCGCCATCGATCTTGCCGATGAACGAAGACCGAAGGCCGGTCAGGATCGCACCAAAGGCATTGACGGAGATCGACGTGCCCTGCAGCGCGGCCGGAGTACCATCCACAGTGCTGTCGCTGTAATAGGCACCAAGGTCGATGGCGAGGCAGGTCGAGGTTTCGATGGCGGCGCTCACGAACAACTCGATGCTTTTCACCTTCACCTCAGGGGAGAGGCGAATGAGCTTGTACTTCGAGCCAGTGTCCGCAAGCCCGGCCGTGGTCGGGGTCACATAGTCACCGACCTGATACAACACGTTCGGGGAACCTTGACCAGCGGTCGGGATGGCAATGGGGCCGGTACCGGCAGTCATGATGTCCAGTGCGGTGATCGAAGCAGAAGAAAGAGTGTCGGCGGTCATGGGTTTTACTCCAAAATTTCGGTGGCGAAGACCTCGGCTTGCGCCGGGGCTTCAGGATTACGGGGTGATGTCGGCTCCAGTGGTGTCGGCGGCACAGACCTGGATAACACGACCCAATTCGGTGCGGGTCGCGCCGAACGAAATCATGGTGTTGATGTCCCATGGATTGGACGACATATCGGGACGACGGAAGACTTCCGTCTTCACGTCCTGCCACAGGCCGAGATAGAGGCCAGTGCGAACGAACGCAAGACATCCGCGAGTATTGGTGTTGCTGTCCTTGTCGGTAAGAACCGGCAGGCGCTCGGATACGACAATATCCATGCCCATATAGCGCGTCACAACACCCTCAACCAGCACACCGCCATTGCGGTTGAAGTCGCTGGAAGTAACCTGGGCCTGATTGCGCAAGTCAGCATGCTGCTGCGAACCGATCACCAGGGTGATCTGCTTATCTTCGTCCAGAGCGTGATAATGCTCAAGGACGCGATGGGCTTCGTTCAGCTTGGCGACCGTCAGGCCAACGGAGGCAGAGGCGCCGAAGTCGGCAGCGACCTGGAAGTTGGTCGTGTCAAATGCTTCCGTGGTCAGTGAGCCGGCGTCGGTGCCGATGGTCGAAGTGGCGGTGGCGGCGCGGATGACTTCATCGTCCCACTGGCGGGCGCAGGCGGCGGCCGCGCGGGCAACCAACTGTGACTTCGGGTCGATGGGGGTCTTCAGTTGGTCGAAATTATCGACGTACTGGTCGCCTTCCTTGTCGATGGGCACAATCCAGCGCCGGGTATAGTCCTGCTGCTGATAGACCTTCGGGGCAAAGCGGCCCTGCGGCGTCTGCATCTGCATGGCGCCGAGAAACTGAATGGGGGACGCCATCTTGGCGCCGACATGGGAGCCCTCAACCACCTTGCCGCGGAGCAGCGAAGTCTTCTGCTGCAGCTTCAACTGCAGGAGGGTCGAGAACTGGGTCTGGTATAGATCGGTTAAGCCAGTGTCACCGGACATGGTTTTTCTCCAAAGAATGTTTCGTGGAGGCCGTGTCCATCACGGGGGCCGATATTCAGGCGAGGCGCCGGGGGAGCGGATGGTCGCGCCCGCTACTCCCCCGGTTTTCCACCAGGGACGCTGCGCGAGCCGCGGCCCGGTTGCCTACATGCGCAATATAATTTCAATGCTTTGGGGAAGTCAAGCGGCTTTTGAAATAATCTTTCGCGCAACAAAAAGCCCGACCATCACTGGCCGGGCTTCCGATTTTTCAAAGCAATTAAGCTGCTCGCTTGGCCGCCGCGATCAGCGTGGTCAGGCTGTTGAACTCCTTGAGCGCGGACTGATCGCCCGCGTCCAGCTTCGCCACCCACGAAGCGTCGTTGGTGCGCTCCTTCAGCGTGGCCTGGGCCTGCTCCAGCGACATCACACCCGATCC